AGTCAAGACGAATCTTCTTTGTAGAGATTTCTACCTTTGTGAAAGTAACACCAGCGTTTGTGTAAGTTGCATCTGCTTGTGCAGCGGCACGGATTACACGTTCTCCAACGTTAAGTTTTTCAAGTTCAGCAGCGTTTGTACGCATTGTTACTCTGCGTCCATCTCTTGCTAGTACTTGTTGTTCGAATATGTATTCGATAAATTGGCGTGATTGCTCAGGAGCAAGAATACCTCCGTCATTAGCGGAACTTCCTGCAACACCAAGGTCTCCTGCGGCTGGGGTGCTTACACCTCCAATACCACCAGAAACGATAGATCCTGTAGCAGCAGCCTTTTCTAAAATTTCTTCTGCCATAATTATTTCACCTCCTAGTGAATGTTAACGATATAGGTCAGCGGAATTGAGGAAACGCCCGCCCCACATCGATCCTTTCTTTATTTGTGTTTCTTCCTGTACGAACCCGCCAAGGTCGCCAGACTTACGGACAGCGGTATCATCTTCTAGTGAATCTACACGCTTTCCAAACTCTTCTACATTGTTTTTAATTCCAGCAACTTCCTCTTTTGCTGAATCAATGCTTTTTTGTAATTCTGCCATTTTGTCATTTAATGACTTTACGGTTGTCACCAAGTCTCCAAGTGCTGAAGCAACTGTGTTTTGAATCTCATCAACTGATTCTTGTACTGTATCTACAGCCTTTGCTAAATCAGCAGGTGCTTCTTCAGCACTTACTTCTTCAGCAGGAGTGGTGGCATCAACGTCTGATGCTGGTGCATCTGCTACTGCTTCTGCTGGTGCGTCTGCTACTGCTTCTGCAACTGCTTCTGCTGGTGCATCTGCTACTGCGTCCGCTACTGCTTCTGCTGGTGCGTCTGCTACTGCTTCTGCAACTGCTTCTGCTGGTGCGTCTGCTTGTGCTTCTGCCACTTCTGCAACATCATCATGTTTTGTAATTTCTTGATCTGCCATATTATTCCCCTCCTTGATAGGATTATCAGCCTTGGCTACTTTATCACCAAGTCTATTTTTCTGTGATTTTAATAAATCTTTTACCACAGAATTCTTTTCTGAATCGTTTGATTCTACGAAACCAATATTTGTCATACCCTTGTCACATGAAGGGCATGAAGAGTCTTCGTCTTTTGAAAGTCTAATTAGTGAATCTGATTCACACCAGTAAACATTTTCAAGATCTACTTTACTAATGATACCATCAATTTTATTACTACCGTCTGCTATTTTTTCAATTGATACAATATTTGCAAATTGATTAGCAGGATTATCTACTAATGATAATTCTTGGAGGTCATAGTCCTTAATAACCCTGATAGCCTTATCCAAGTCGGGGTCGTATACGCTGTCCGATTCCTTGATACTGCCACCAATAGAAAACCCAGAAAGAGTACCATCAAGAACCTTTTCCCAAGTATCTTGAGCACCTTTAGAAATATATGCATCTACGTACACCCCATTATAAAACTTATCTTCTTCTCTATTATAAAATTTATCTGATTTGAATGACATTACTCTACCGACTGCGATAGGCATATGCATCTCTCTTAGGTTACCACGAAATCTTTCAAAGGCTTTAACACTAACATCTGTTGGAACTATGTCATGTTGTTTGTCAACATTGTCAAGGGTAGCAAATCCTGATACCATACGTTTTTCTTTATCTACTTTGCCAATAGGCATAGATAGTCTAATATTATTTTCTTCAGAGTGCCAAAAGGCTTTAGTTAAATTAGTCATTCTACCTCTATTATAATAAGTGTTTATAGACACTTTATAATATTATAGCATTTATTCTTGAGATCTGCCTTCGCCCTGTGCACTTCTACCTCTTGTGGTAGATGTTGAGTCGGATGCGTTGTTAGTTCTTTCTTGGTCTCTGCGTCTATTTCCACTTGCCTGTGCTGTTTGTTCTGCTCTGGCTTGTGCTCCTAAAAGGACTGGATCTGTGCCACCTGGTCTTGCTGGGTACCCAATTCTTTCACGAACTTCATTTGGAACAACAACCTGCATACGCAAATATCTTTCGTCTATCTTACTTTGAGTATCTTCATCAGTTAAAGTTAACTCATTGAATTTAAGCAAAAGCATATCGGTCTTTTCTTTAATAAGTTTATTTATTGTCTTTTCAAGATTTCTTTGTGCTGGTCTAGCAACTTGCTCTTTAAAGGTTCTATCGGCAACTAGGGCTGAGGCTATTGATACACCTTCACCTCCACCTACCTTTGAAAATGGAACTTGGTGTGCCATTAAGATATCGTCACGATTTGCCTTACGATATTTTTCAAATGACCCATCTTGAATACCATTTTCGATTGGATCTAGTTTAAACTCTACCTTGTTATCTGGACCATCTGATGGAAGAGGAATATAAAGGGTTCTGTGATTTTGACCTTTTAGTCCTGCTTGCATAAATCTAAAAAACTTATCTTCTGCATCTGGGCTAAGTCTTGCACCCTTTAAAGTTGCAATATATCTAGGAACTGCTTTATTTTCAAAATAGTCAACATTGTATTTTGCTGCTAATTCGTTACCCACCATAGATGTTGCAGCAGCAACTGTATCTGGAACTCCATAGTATGAGTTCTTTGGAGAGTACTTCTTAATGTGAATTAATTCGTTTGGCCTAGGATCAGTTGTTACTGTGTTTGCATTTTTACCTTGAAAGTTTCTAAAATATACTACCTTTTGATTTACTATTTGAATATACCCATCACGCATACGGCGTACACGAATTGTAGTTGCTGGGATATGGCCAATGTAGCCAATCTCTCCATTTACTTTACGACCAATTTCAATATATCCGTTACCTGTTGATTCTGCATCAATATATGCTTTTTCTAAAATATGGCTAAAGGTATCTTCATCATTTAAACTTTCTAACCACTCGGTTAAAGAAGCCTTTGCTCTTTGTATTTTTCTTTGTGCTCTCATTAATGATTCTTCATTTGGTGCTTCTTCTAGTCTTGCCAATACTGAATCTGTAATTTCAAAACCATATCCAAGTCCAACTATGTTTGATACTTTTGCTGAAATTGCTGCGTGATTTGCAAATGAGTTTTCATAAAAATAAGAAAGTTCATCTAAATTGTATGGTGGTAGAACAACATCAAATAAACCGTAGGCTGTAACCATATCCATTTCTGGAAATAGTTGTTTTGACTTAGTATTACCAACACCTGTAAATGCCTTACTTACAACTCTATTAATCTTTCTTTTAAAATTATGATCTATTCCATTATAAGATTTTACTATTTCTGCATCAACATTAAAAGAATCTATTTTTTCTTTAGGTTGTGCTTTATCTAAATTATCTATTTTTGCTATTGCATCATTATTATCTTCCATTTTTTCTCATTCCTTCTTGGGCAAGCATCCATGCACCTATGTCTGTTTCGCTAGGAATTAATCCTTCTTTCATTCTATGAATTTGATTTTGATGCTCTTCGTCACTAACTCTATTTACACCAGCCATGAAATGGACCTTTCCTGCAGGAGCACCATAGTGTTCTGCCGCTTGTCTTATTTTTGCCATCTTTTCTAAATCATATGGTCTTCCTGGAACATTCATTATATTACCGTTACCATCACCAAATGGTTTACTGTCAAAGTCACATAACCAAACGTAAACTCCCCAGTCTGATTTTTTTTCTATTACTGTTAACTTAGGCTTACCATTATTTTTGAGTTTTGGCTTATTCATGTACACAAGTATACCATATTATACTGGTTTGACAAGTCTTGTCTCCCATGTAACGTTAGAAAATAGGTCTGCCCCATTTGAATTAAACAATATTGTTGCATTATCGTCAATTACTACACCAGCAGTTCCAGAATATGACTCTAAAATATTCTTTCCATCTATTGCAAACTTAAACAACTCTACTGGTGCGTACAACTCTGTCCATGTGTATACCAACCAATCATCCCATTGATTTTCTGTAGTAATAGACTCAGTCTCTGTTTCTATATCTGTAAACCTTGCTTCTTGCCAATTTCTACTTCCAACCGTAAAGTTTGATGTAATCTGTGGCTTTTCATAAATTGAAATATTATTATATAAGGCTCCTTCATATAGTTCTAAACTTCCAGATGCTAGGGGAGACTGTATGCTTGATCCAAAGGCTATTACGATAGAAGTCCATTTAAGTGGATTAATTATTGGATTTTTAATTAAATATCCATCTTGGTAGAATAATATATCTCCTACGACTTCATTGATAATATCTGATATGAATCCAGTTTCAACGTCATATCCTTTTAATATACCCCTTTTTCCATTGTCTATAGGTTCAATAAAAAAATCATAAGTTTTGTCAATAGTGGATACCCTGGCAATTTTTTTAGTAGAGTCTATTAAATTGTCTTTATTATACATAGCCCAAAATTGAACTCCACCTAAAAAGTATGAAGCCTTTCTATTTTTATTAATAGGTATTGAAAAACCTCTTTCTGCTTGAGAGGTATAAGGCAACATTGTTATTCCAGAATTTCCAGTCAAATATAGGTATGGGGAAGTTTCTGGGTATATGGTAAATGGATTTTTATCTTTAAAAGAATATGTCCTATTATATTTTGCTACTGGATATATTTTATTTCCAGTCCTAGTTCCTATTTCAGTAAAGGTCTTTTCATTGGTTACTAGAGATGATAATAACATCTTTCTAATTTGTAATGGTTTATTACTTATACCCTCGACTTTAGCCTCAATATGAATAGTTATATAGTAGTCTTTAAAATCAACTAGTTCTTTAGGTGGGATTATGATTGTTCCATCAACTACCTCAAACTTTGTTTCAACAACATCATTTGTATTATCAAAATCCAAAACCCTTCCTGCACCAATTTCTTGAGTATTTGTATATGTTGAATATGCAATATTTCCAACATTATCACTATCTTGCAAAGTAACATAAGTTTTTACTAGATCTGAAAGAGCATAAGAACTTGCAGAAGGAGAGGTTAAAACCTGAGTAGGAATATCAATATTAAACTGAATCATATCTAGATCAAAATACTGTAAACCACCAGCACTAGTTACTTGCTTTCCAAAATATGAAAGAGGTATAGAGTCTTCCCAATATCCAGCACAACTTACATCTAAGTTTAAATATGTAGGGGTTAAAATTGGCTTAACGGTATAGTTTCCTACATACTCTATATCTGAACTAGAAGAATCTGATAAGGCAATACCTTCATCGTCAAACAAACTATATGTATCCTTTTCGTGAAAAAATAAATTATTAAAAGTAAACTGATATAGTTTTCCAGAGTAGGTTGAGTCTCCATAGCCCAAAAGACTTAATGATATATTTTGTGGGTTAGCAAAAAAATTACCTAGGGTATCTGGATAGTTAATTCTTAATTTATCAATATCTATACCAGCAATAAAATCTGATGATTCAAGAATTGATATGTTTTTGATCAATGTATTATTGTAAATATACTTTAATCCACTAACATCTACAGTTACCTTAAAAACATTGTTGTTATTAGAGTTATAAAAATACATTAAAGTTTCTGGGGTTTCTACTAATGGTAACTCATCCTCTGTTCTAAAGACTCCATATATTGAAGCCACATTGTTTTGAATTGGTTTAATAGTGTCAAACTCAATTGAAGAGTTAACATTGTCATACCCTAGATTTGGCTTAAGTGTAAAAAATGGTGCAGAAGCACTAGACTGTATAAGAAAATTATCAATATATATATCGTTTACAATATTTTCATTTGTTATTCCTATATCTTGCCAAGATTGAGACAGTATTTCGTACCAGGTAAGTGATTCGTACTCATTCCAATTTTGTGAAACCAAAGATGTAGTTAATGTTTGAGCCTCTCCAACAAATCTAAGTTCAGGTAATTCATAGTTATTAAAACTAAGATATTTTGAATTAGACTCTAGGTTATTTAAATATCCAGAATTCCAAGGGTTCATATCAGGATAATTCATTATGCTTGAATAGTTAGCAAATGGAAAATCTGTATAGTAAGACTCCCCATCAAAATTTTCAGTAATAGATTCTGCTGGCAAAACTGCTTGTCCATATATAAATCTTCTTTTTGCAATTTGATCAGATACTAAATATGGATATATTGCAACACAGTCAATATCAAAAGGCTTTATATTTTCATTACCATAAAATGCTAGCCAATCATAAACATCGTATGGAAATTCTAAACTGTTTAAATCTACTTCTAACTCAATAACAACATCTCCATTAATTAAAACTGTTATTAATGATAAGCCGTATCTAATATCAACCAGCATTGGTCTGTACCATTTACCAACAAAATATGATTGAGTGTGCTTTCCAACGTGTAATGTTAAATATTCATTTTCTACATACAAACCATCTGAAGAAGAAATTGGTCCAAATATTCTTGCATTTATATTGTTATTTGGACTTACTCTTAACCAAAACTCTGCTGTTAAATTTTTATATTTTCCACTTCTATTTAGAAATCCTTTTCCTGGAAACATTATAGAAGGCATTCCATCTGTTATTGGACTTTCTATTGAGGTTAAATTATTTGATCCGTAAATCATAGAAAAATTTGTGTTTTTTGCTAATAACTTATTTTGATCAATAATTGCATATGCATTATCTTGATCTTGAAATCCGTATGCATCTAATGGGTAAACTTTAAAGTTAGTTTGTGGCAATAAGTCTTTTATGATCTGAATATTAAATTCTTCTTCTTGAATACCCTTTCCCTGATATAAATATTCTTCAGACCATTGTGCTACCGAGGTGTTATTAAACATTACTTCAAATTCGCTAGAAGATCCAGCCTCTTCAAAATAGTTAACTTTTACAAATGGAGTTATATAATCAAAACTTTCTGGCAATAGTAATGTATGATGTAGTGTTTGCCATATGCCACTTCCTAAAGATGATATTGATGAACTTGATACAGTTTCTACAGATCCACTGGTATAAGAAAACCCTACTTCAAATTCTTCTACCAAGGCACCATACTGGTATAGCCATGTTGATATACATATACTATCTTTTGATGAATCTAAGTCTGATATGTAAATTGGAGATGCATTTATTTGAGTACTAGTTACACTTGCACTAGAAGTTTTTAAGAGTACCGCCAAGTCCCCATCTGGAAATGGGTTATTGGGTGGATTTACATATGATGTATCCCACTCACCATTATTGTTTAATATTTGCCAATTATTTAAATTGTAGTTAAGTCCATTTAATGATGTATTAAAATAATTTTCATCGTCAAGACTCCACAGTGCTAGTGGGTGTTCTGCAAAAACTCTTGCAGCGTAAAGATTAGAAATTTTGGTCATATTAACCTCTAATCTATTTTAGCATGCTGCTATTTCGTAATATCAACTATTTCGCATACCCCTGCTACACAAGATAATTCTTGAGATCCAGTGGTTCCATCTTCTTTTTCATACATTGAAAGTATTTCCCATTGAATATCTGATGGAGACTTCTTTACCCATTCTTCATACTCATCTTTAGAAATTTCTTGATATGGGGCTTGCTTATAAGTATGCTCACTTGCTGGCAAGAAAGATACGCCACCAATTGAATCAAAGTTATCAAAAACCCAAGCACCTACTCTTAGCCATTCATCTTCGTGGACATTGATCGTAACGCTAGGGTTATGCTCAGTCCAATAAGTTCTATAAATCTTCCACATCTCTA